TCTGGAAGCGAAGCACAATCTCAAGATCGGAGAGCAAGAGGATTGGGCAGTCTACGACTAGGGATAGTGCCTGCCGCGGGTAAGTCAGAGCGCTTCGGCGGTCTCATAAAAGAGCTTCTACCCTACGAGGGAGAATCCTTCCTCCGAAGGACTGTTCGTATCCTGAGGGCAAGATGCGACTACGTTGTGGTGGTAACGAATCCTCAGAAGATCGCGGCGCATTCCTGGGAGTTAGCACCATTTGGGAACGTCTATCTAGTCGTCCAGCAAGGGACCAATCTTCTGGCGGGGATCAAGTCAGTCACCTTGAAAGCGGACTACTATCTCTTTGCAATGCCGGATACCCTCTTCTCAGACTTCCCCAAGGAGATAGACGAGAGCAAGTTCTTGATAGGACTGTTCGATACCACGGAGGGGCAGAAGTTCGGGGTATGGCACGGGATGATCGACGACAAGAACCCCGAGAACCAAGGACTCCCCAAAAAAGCCTGGGGGCTGTTGGGATGGCCTTACTCGGTGATGCAGATACTTCGAGAGACGTATCTAACGGACCACACCGAGGCGTTCAATCTAGCCTTAGAACTTACTCCCCATGAGACCTTCCAGATGGATCACTACTACGACATAGCCGACTATGAGGCGTATCGTGAGTTGGTATCCAAATACTTCAAAGCACCATTTTGAACTGAAAACCGGCCATTGGAGGATGGAGATGTTTGAACCTTGTATTATCCGACATGGATTCAAGGACTTAGATTTCTTCATCGCGACATCCCTTGCGCAAGATTGGTACGACCCTCCCAAGCCTTATGCCTTGTTGGAATACGGATGGGTGATTGAGAACATCCCTCTCAAGGGAAAGATAGTCGTAGACGGGGGCTGTCATCATGGGCATTACTCATTGGTGTTAGCTAAGCAAAGCCCAAAGCAAATCATCATGGTAGACCCTCACATCGCTAACTTGGATGTGGCAGAGGTCAATATGTTTTTGAACTGTCTGCACAAGGGAATGAGTCTAAGGTGTGCTGCACTCTGGAGTCAGACCGGGAAGATCAACTATGATGGGCAGTCGAATGGATCGATTTCATTCGGAGAGGGGATAGAAGTAGACTCGATCCGACTAGCTGACCTGAAACCCCAGGTGGTGAAGCTGGACATCGAAGGGGCTGAGTATGCCGTGGTTCCTGATGGATTAGCGAGCTGCAATGTGGACTCATGGATCATCGAGGCGCATTCGGGGAATCAGACTGAGCCGAATGCGCAGGATCACCTAGCCAGATTGTTGAAGGATGACGGCTATGAACTGGATTGGGTGAATCGAGAGAAGATGGTGGTAGAGCGATACAAATTGGGGACTGTCTGGCCGAGTCATAGTACGCTGTTTGGGAGGCGATGATGACAGTCACGATTTATGAGGTACAAGGAGAGACATATTGGTTGAGTAAGGACAAGCAACGCGCCATCTGTCACATGCCGTTCGGTATAGCCTGTTATGAACGTATTGAGGATCAATCCTTCAGACATTATGGCGTTGTTGGAACGGCTAAAGACGCAGAACGCTGGCTTCTCTATAAGAAACCTAAGAAGCTGGTCATTGTCTATGGCAAAAGTTAGCGCCATCGTCTCAGCCTACTATGCTGAACCCTACATCGAGGGGCGTATCCTGAATCTCCAGCAGCAGACCCTTCGGCCTCAGATTATTGTAGTGGCTCAAGAGAAGTCCATAGAGGCGAGGATAGCCGAAGGAATTCTGAATGGAGAGGATGTGCTGGTAGACACTCCAGACGTGCCTAGCATCTACACGGCATGGAATCTGGGCATTGAAGCAGCAAGAGGAGAATACATCACGAATGCGAACAGTGATGATCGACTAGCCGGTTATGCGATTGAGTTCTTAGCCTCCGCCTTAGACCGAAACCCAACTCACGCAGTAGCCTATGCCGATGTGGATATTGTAGAAGACCTCACAGGAGGCTTTGACTACGCATGGAGGATTGGATACTTCAAGTGGGCCGAGGGTGGACTCGATGAGTTGATGAAGCACTGCTTTCTAGGGCCTCAGCCGATGTGGAGGAAGTCCTTACATGATAAGTATGGTCCCTTCGATGCCTCATTCCAGAGTGCAGGAGACTACGAATTCTGGCTAAGATTGGCAGCACACAACGAGACCTTTCACCATCTGAGAACAGCATTGGGGATCTACCTCAAGAGACCCGATCAAGCGGAGGCGAGATTCAATGCAGATGGGACGGCGGGGAAAGAGATTGAGATAGCTCGCCAGAGGTACTCCTAGCAACACTTCTTGCGTTCCCCCCATATCTATGCTAGATTGATAGCGTGACCCCCACGCTTACCGCTAAACAGCGGGCCTTTGTGCTTGAGTACGCTAGAGACTTCAATGCCACACAAGCTGCTATTCGAGCGGGATATTCCAAGAAGACCGCCTATTCAATCGGTAATGAGAACCTGACAAAACCTGTAATCAAGGCTGCAATAGACCGCGAGTTTGAGAAGCGGTCTCTTGGCCTAGATGAAATCTTAGCAAGATTGGCTGAACAGGCTACAACCTCTATCGGAGAGTTCATTACCATCAATCCAGATGGAGACAGGATCGCCTTTGACCCTGAGATAGTAAAGGCAAAGGGACATCTCATCAAGCGCATCAAAGCAGCGACCACGGTACGCTATTCCAAGGACGGCGACCAATACGAGTACACCACACTGAACATTGAGCTTCACGATGGACAGAAAGCACTTGAGCTTCTTGGGAAGCACCGAGGAATGGCTACTGAGAGGATCGAGCAGACCGGAGAGGTAGTTGTCCGCGTCCAATACGAAACCCCTAGAGTTGACCGTCACCCTCAAGAGGCCCCACGACCGTCAGCTCCAGTTCATTGAATCACCCGCAAAGAGGAAGATCATCCGCGCGGGCCGTAGAGGTGGGAAGACCACCGGCGCGGCCATCCTTGCACTCCAAGGTTTCCTACAGGGAAGGCGTATTCTCTATGGCGCACCCACTCAGGAGCAGGTGGATCGTTTCTGGCATGAGTGCAAGATAGCCCTTCAAGAGACCATAGACTATGGGGTGTACTACAAGAACGAGACCAAGCACATCATTGAACTACCAGGGACAGAGCAGAGGATCAGAGGGAAGACTGCCTGGAATGCGGATACCTTGCGAGGTGACTACGCCGACCTCTTGATCTTGGATGAGTTCCAGTTGATGTCAGATGACACCTGGAACGAGGTGGGCGCTCCGATGCTTCTGGATAACGACGGGGATGCGGTGTTCATCTTCACCCAGAAGAGAGGCAAGCACCACTCAAAAGAGCTGTTCAAACGAGCCGCCGAAGACACTACGGGAAGGTGGGCGACGTTCATTTTCTCCTCCCTAGAAAACCCTCACCTGTCCCGCGTGGCACTCTCCGAGATCGCCACGGACATGACGGAGCTAGCATACAAGGCCGAGATCCTGGCTGAGGAAGTAGACGATGATCCGAGAGCCTTATGGAATCGTGAGATCATAGATCGAGTGAACAAGACACCGGAGCTTATCAGGGTGGTGGTAGGCGTGGATCCACAAGCGACTACCGGACAGACTGGTATCGTGGTTGCAGGGAAAGCAAAGATCGGGGAGGAGTATCACGCCTATGTGTTAGAAGATGCTACTCCTCCCGCGGGAGTCAAGCCAGCCATCTGGGGGAGTGCTGCAGTAACCGCGTATCACAAGAACCAAGCCGATAGATTGATAGGTGAAGTGAACCACGGGGGTGATATGGTGGAGAATGTCATCCGCAGCGTTTCAGATGGTTCTGGTGTAGCGTATACTTCGGTCAGAGCCTCACGGGGGAAGATGATCCGTGCGGAACCTATCGCGGCTCTGTATGAGAAGGGCCGCGTCCACCACATCGGGGAACATTCGGATTTGGAAGACGAGATGTGCAACTGGGTGCCGGGTGTTTCGGATTGGTCCCCTAACAGAGTGGATGCGTTAGTATGGGCGTTGACTGATTTGATGATTGGCGGGGAGCCGCATTTCGCATGGGCGTAATCAACCTCGGGAAGATCAACGGGCAAGACTTCAAGGCAATCGTTTCTATCCCTGGTTGGCAGGCAGATAAGATCTGGGAGAGAGACGAGACCTCCCTATCTGAACTAGCGAAGATATACACAGCAAGTGTATGGGCGTATGCCTGTATTACTCTTCGAGCAGACGCCTTAGCAGGACTTGAATGGGAAATCACTCCCTGGGATGATGAAGAAAGTCCTCTCAGTGACGACCATCCTCTAGTAACCCTCTTGCATGAAGTCAACCCAGAGATGAACTGGAACGATCTAGCCAGGTCGCTAGAGAACGATATGGATATCTATGGAGTGGCTTACTGGGAGAAAGTCCGTGGTGGAGGGACAGGTAAACCCAGAGGCTTGATGCGCCTCAACCCCACCACGATGCAGCTCAAGGCCGATAGTACGGGGATCCAGGGATTCATTCAACGAGTACCGGGGGCGCAGCAGTACGAGAGATTATTCCAACGGAAGGATGTAGTCTACTTCCGGGAGTACCATCCCTCGAACGACTTAGGGGGACTCTCTAAACTATCAGTCGCGATGGCGGCTGCAAGTGCAGGGATTAACACCGCCGAGTACACCGCCGCGTTCTTCAAGAACTACGCTGTTCCCCCCTTGGTCTTTTCAACCGATCAGAACCTTGATGAGTCTACGCTAGATAAGCTAGTAGATTGGTGGAGGCGTAGATTCTCAGGGAAGACTCAACAGCACAAAGCAGGCTTCACCACCCACGGGATGAAGCCGAACATCATCGGGTATCCCACGAAAGACCTTGCTTTGGGTGAGCTGCTGAACGAAGTCCGTAGGGATATCTGCGCGGTCTTCCGAGTCCCTCCCGCGCTCGCGGGCGCGTGGGAGGCAGCGAACTACGCTACTGCTAAGGAGCAGATGCGATTTCTTCAGACGGGGACCATGAAGCCCCGATGTGAATACTTTTCCGGGGTTCTCGAAACAGAGCTATTCCGCGAGTTCGAGTTGGGTCTTAGGATGCGCTGGAGATTTGATAAATTGGATGTGATGGCAGAGGACAAACTATCTGAGGCCCAACGACATGCGATCCTGGTCAACGCGGATATTGAGGATCCCAAGGCCGCGGCAGAAGAGTTGGGAGTGGAACCCGCAAAGGAACAGAAGCCGCGGGAGTTCCCTGTCTTTGCTCAACAGCCAAGAGGGAATGGCAGAGGGGACATGGCCCAGGAGGAGATGAGACAATGGGAACGGTTTGCACATAACCGACTGAAGCGTGGGCAGGAAATGAGGACGTTCAAAACGGAGTATATTCCTGCTACACTGAAGAAGTCAATTGAGGGTCAACTTGAGGCAGCGAAAACTATTCAGGACGTGACCGAGATCATGCGAGCGGCAGAGGCTTGGAGAGGATACCCATGAAGAAACTGATCGCCGTGATCTTTATTCTTATTGCAATCGCATTCATCGGATTCCCAGCCCAGGCCGATCAACCAATCACCGAATTCGCGCCAGGCCAGATTTTAATCAAAACTGGCCGAGGTCCGATTCTCGGATGGGAAGTCCGTGAAGTTCCAATCGGACACGAGAAAGCAGAAGTCTCTCGGCTCAGAGGATTGGGAGAAGATGCTGAGATCAACGGCCTATGGTCGATTGTAGAGACTATCCCGAATGACACCTTTTGGTTTGCACAGTATGGGCCGAAACGCATCAAAGCTCCGCAAGCGTGGGATCTCTCAACTGGAGACCCATCGGTCGTCATCTCCATCATCGATACGGGCATCCGATGTACCCATGAAGATCTTATTGGCAAGTGTGTAAGCGGATATGATTTCGTTAACAATGACACCGATCCAGAAGACGATCACATGCATGGGACTCATGTAGCCGGGATCGCAGCCGCGGTGAGTAATAATGGAATGGGCGTGGCCGGGATTTGTTGGCTTTGTAAGCTCCAGCCTATCAAGGTACTCGCGCAGAATGGTTTTGGCACATGGGAGGACGTCGCACTGGGGATTCTATGGGCGACCGATAATGGGGCTGACGTGATCAATATGAGTCTAGGCGGAGGTAACTTTTCTCAAGTTGTCCAAGATGCAGTTATCTATGCCTACAGCCAAGGCGTTCTTCTATTCGCCGCAGCAGGAAACTCTGGGAGCGAGGGCGTACAGTATCCCGCACGATATGATCAGGTGATTGCGGTGGCCGCGACCGATCAGAATGACATTCGGGCAGGATTCAGCACTACGGGTCCCGAGGTGGAACTAGCAGCTCCGGGTGTTAACATTCAATCGATATGGTATCTGAATACTCCTCCGTATGGAGGTATCAGTGGAACTTCGATGGCTACACCGCATGCTGCTGGGACCGGTGCTCTACTCTTAAGTCTTCGACCCGAATTGACCAATCTCCAAGTACGAGAAACCCTACAACTCACGGCAGTTGATAAGGGCGATGTTGGCCGAGACTATCTCTATGGCTTCGGCTTGGTCGATGCCTATGCAGCACTGACGTTCGGAGAAGAATTCCCGACACCGACCGAAACCCCAACTCCTACAGATACGCCTGTTCCTACTCTCACTTCTACGCCCGATGAAGGGACGGCTTTGTGTGAGTTGGGGTTTCGGTC